TTCTGTGGCTAGGCCAAGGAAGAAGAAGAGTTAATCGCCCAATAGTCGATTTTCATGCTTCCCCATATCCCCACCCGGGAGCCTCTCGGCTATGTCCTCAAAAAAAGTATCGTCATCTGATGCGTAGTCATCGTTAATCATAAATTCTTTGATGCTTTTAACGGGGGAGAATGTTGCGCTATAGGTTCCATCTTCGTTTATTCCCGTGATTTTCATTCCTGCTGCGGCCATTGAAACGACGGCTATATCCCACATCGAGGAAGTAAAATCATTTAATACTTGTTCAATTTCAAGGTCTTCTTCTGTCTCTTGGAAGAAATAAAACAAAACTTCAGTTACGTGATTGAGCACCTCAATGGTTGCATCTTGACGCTGTGATTTGGTGATTTTGTTTGCCATATCCCAACAGTACATCGCCATAAAGAAACAGTCAATCCCTCCCGGACCATTCGATGATGTAAAATTTGATGTCCCCAGATATATAACCGAAAGTGTTGACCATGCTTGTGACAATCAGCGATATCAAGACATATATGGATATATCCCTAACGGCACGTCAAGAGGATGCCGCGGAATTAATACTTGCTGGACTCCAGAGTGAATTGGAAACATTTTTGCGTCGCCCAATTGAGGTGCAGGAATTTGTTGAGGAGCACAGGCTGGACACAAGCCATTACGGAGTTCCAATGGGAACATTTTTAACAACTGCCGAAAATACATATAATTCATCTTTTACGACAGCATCTCCAAATAACGATTCAACGATGTGGGCAGAGCCACCGCCATCAATCTATTTAAAAAATACGCCAATAGTTTCCATCTCCGAGGTGAAGGTTAAACCTCTTCAGGGTGAAGAGCGCGTACTGGTAAATGAGGTTGATTACGTACAGCGAAAATATGGAATTGATTATTTTTATGGCTACTCAGACGACCTCGTAACTGTTACCTATGAGGCTGGCCTTGATGGCTCCACTATCCCGGTTTTAAAACTGCTAATCCTGCGTGCCGCATCTAGGGAGATGCAAAACATGTACGACGACGTTGTTGGCGTAAAGGACATCAACACGCGCAACGTCGGTCCGCTTGTTACCGGTTTTCTTGATACTGAGCTTGGGAGCATCCGGAAGTATAGAAGAAATCGTATTTAAAATGCCACGCCGTAACGCAGACGTTTATATAGAAATAAATGTAAAAGCCGATGAGGCAATGGACAGACTCGAGGCGATGCAGGACAGAATGCGTGATTTCGGCCCGGTTTTTAAATGGGCAGAAAAACACCTTGAACGAATCTATTCTGAAAACTTTACGACAATGGGTCTCATGGCCGCCCAAGCAATGCTCCGAAATGCGTGGCCTCCCCTAGATGCGGAATATGGGGCGTGGAAGTCGTCTAGGTTCCCGGGTGCGCCAACACTTGTTCGCACCGGTGAGCTTTTTAAAAGCGTTGCCGATATGAGCTCTGGTCCCATAAATAAAATCAGCGACCATCAGGCCGAGTTTGGAATTGCAGGCAGAATTGCCCAGTATCACCAGTACGGCACAAGCACGATGCCGGCAAGAAAAATTATCTTTGTTCCGCGCAACTTTGATAAAGACCTTGAAAAAAAAGTTGAGCAGTACGTTGTTAAGGGAAGTGAACTGACATGACCTCGGCACTTATGCATGGCGCCTACTATGCAAAAAAATACGTTAACGACTACCTGGAGCAGGACATCCCCATACGCCTCATTACCTATAGAAATGGATGGAACCTGGATAGCACCGCACTGCCCGACCCCGAGCGCTACATCCCATATGAACCGCTGGCGATTGACCATTGGCCTACACTGATTACTGTTGCAATCGGCATGAGCGGACTGTCAAGAATTGGGTTTGATGGTCCGGACCCCCTGTATAGGGTTACATATAATATGAGAACATATACGTGGGTACGAGCAGAAGGCTCTGAGCACACCACGGAGATGAGGGACAGACTGACAACTGTTGTCCGCTCTGCATTACTTGACTATCCGTGTTTAAAGGCCTACGACTCAAGGACATCATTTAGGGCAATAATCGAAGAGTCGTCAATACGTGAAGAGTATTCGGACATTACCCTCTTAAAGGGCGAGAGAATGATGGCTGGGTCATATATTTCATTTACTCTTGATATTGATGAAGTTGTAACCAGGGAACAAATTGGAATAGCAAACGAGATTCAAATTGAGGCATTTAGCGCCGGCGTGGGCCAAGACATGCCATCGCTCAATGATTAATCCGTTTTTGATTTGTTAAATTCATAGTTGCATAAAATATTCGTTTCGCGTATGTACAATTGACCTCGATACGGTTTGTGTCCTAGTCAAAACAGTGAGGTCCTATGCCAGGCGTAGTAATTTCAACTTCAGTAAGAACAGGCCCATCAACAGCAACGACACGTGAGTCGTCGCAGCTTTTTGTTGTTGGATTGTCGCAGCGTGGGCCCTCTGATGAGGCCATCCTGATTGAGAGCATCGCCGACTTTGAGGATGTCTTTGGCGACTACATCTCAACTTCTTACCTGCATCCAACCGTAGAGGCATTTTTTGAAGAGGGTGGCACGCGTGCATACGTTGCTCGCGTCGTTGGCGCCTCCGCCACCATTGGCGAGCTAACGCTTCAGGATGGCGGAGATGATGTCATCACACTAACAGCAAACGGAGCTGGCGACTGGAGCGGTGATGTTGAGGTAGAGGTTACACACCCGACCGGTTCTACTTTCAAGATTAACCTGTACTACAACGGTGATTTGAAGTACTCAACTGGAACTGTTTCGACTTCCTCGCAAGCTGTTGGCCGAATAAACCTAAGCGCAATTGCATCGCGATACGTTATTGCATCACTAGATGACGCAGCTCTTATTCCGGACGCAATCAGTGCAACCGCACTCAGTGCCGGCGACGATGACGCAAGCTCGGTGACATCAGCTGGATATGTTGATGCTTTGGAGCTATTTAATGATGCTCTTGGCTCTGGTGCTGTAGCCTGTGCGGATGAAAGCGATGCGACCGTCACGAGTGGTCTTATTGCCCATGCAAATGCATATAGCAGAATCGCACTTCTTTACGCTCCGGAGAACTCAACGGCTGCGGCTGTCAAGGCAAAGGCGCTTACAGTTCAGGGCGAAGATGGTGCCGAGCACGCAGCAATGTATTACCCATGGGTTGAGGCTCCGACATCAACCGCTGGAATTACTCGGTTTATTCCGCCGGTTGGGTATGTTGCCGCAAAGCGTGCACTGGCCCACAACCAGGTAGGTCCCCACATGCCTGGTGCCGGTCTTCTGTCCGTAGCGCGTTTTATTACCGGTGTTAAGTCCGAAATAAATAAAGTTACTGGTGACGACCTGGACGAGAATTACGTCAACGCAATTCGCGTTATACAGAATACTGTCCGCATATATGGCGCCCGTTCATGCTCAGCTGATACGGAGAACTTCCGATACATAACACAGCAAGACGTTATAAACAGCATTGTTACGGAGTGCTACCGAACAGTTGAGGATGTTGTATTCAGCTCCATTGATGGCAGAAATACAATCTTCGCAAATATTGAGTCGCGTCTCCTTGCTGTACTCACAGTAATGAGAAACATCGGCGCCCTTTACCCAGCATTTGATGCAAATGGCCGTCAGCTAGACGACGGCTACACTGTCAAGTGTGATTCCTCAATCAACCCAACATCTCAGCTAGCTGAGGGGCTGGTTAAGGCAAGACTCGGCGTACGCGTCAGCAGCGTCGGCGACCAGATTGAAATAGACATTGTCAAATCAAACCTGACCTCAACAGTGGTCTAACGGAGGATAAAACATGGCAAAAATAGCTCAGAGGCAAGTACTGGCGACAATCGTGCCGTCAACATTTAATGCTAATGCAAAGCAGCAGACAAATGTCCAGGTCAATCTGCCAAAGTGGAACACATTTCGTTTTGCCCAAGTTTCTGGAGGCGAAATAACCGCTTCGGTTGAGAAAATCTATGAAGGTGGCAGTGCACGGCCAACAGTCCTATGTGCCCCATCAGAAATAGGCGACGTCACCCTTACTGCCCACTACGACGACGACATGGCCCCTTCGGACACTGGTTCGGGTATCGGTAGCAAACTGCGCGGTCTACGCAAGTACGTCGGTGTAGCGTATTACGACATCACGGTATCTGTTTACGACTGTGACATCAAGGACCCGACCAACGACAGGGTTTACACGAACGCCCTCCTTGTCGGAATGACGGAGCCAGAGGGTGACTCATCTTCTGGTGCCCCTGCAACATTCGCCTTAACATTTGCTATCTCGGACGTATCAGCGCCGACTGCATAATTAGTTGCACAACCGGATGGTTTTAGTGTGCTAGTTTTTCGCCCATGAGCGATAACACACTTTATACAACCGACGGCGACAGCCCACGGGATGCCAAAAAGTCAACTAAAGACCTTTCATCCGGTCTTGTGCAGACAAAGGAAGAGACACAGCTTGACCGCCTTCGCACTATCGTGAAGAAAAAGGTCGAGCGCAATATTGTTCTCCTTCCTGTCCCAGAACGTCCTGGAGTTAGCCTTCGCATTAGCCCCAACATCACCCAGTCACAGATGAAGAACTGGCGTAAAAATGCTGGCGAGGACTCTCGCAATGGCCTTGACCCAACAAAGTTTGCGTGCCTAGTTATTGGCCATACAACGGTTGGCGTATGTATCGATGATGAGGAAATATACGACGAGGATGGGCACAATCTAAACTTTGCTCACCCGGCAATCCTTGAGATGACAGAGACAACAAAGCCTGTCCCGGATGCAGTAAGAGCGCTTTTTGGGGTTGACCCGCACGTTGAGTCTGCTGCCCTTGCAATTCTTGATGCGGCCGGTTACTCGGATGCGGTAGGGACAGTGGACCCTACGAACGAATCTTCGACGAGCTAGTTGAAGATTCGACAATAAAATCAGCAGCAAGAGTTGCTGAACTCTTCCACGTAAATCCTTTAGACATACTAAATCTGGATGATAATGACTGGTTGTTATTAATGGCCTGTGCTACAGTTATAGGTAACGACCGCGAAGAGCAAGAGCGAAAGTCGAAGACTCAGGGCCTATAAGCCCATAGCTCGGCCGCCCTTACACTCACGTGACCTAACTCACCTGGGGAAGTAATGGCAGACGAAAAAGTAAGTATAGTACTTAAAGTTGAGTCGCATGACCGTGAGCTGAAGAAGCTCATGGTTGAAATGAACCGTCTCAAGGCCATGGAGCGCCGCCTTTCTAGTGGCAGGCAGATAGAGAACATGGCCAAGCGCAACACTAGGTCAATCGGTGAAATGACCCGCAAGTGGAAGCGCAACTTCGACCAAATGGACGGGATGGTTGCCGGTACTGGAAAAATGCTTGCCGGATTTTTGGCCAAATCAATCAAGGGCGTAATAGTTCAAATGCTTGCGCTGAGCGCAACGATGGTAGCTGTCCATGCGACGTTTGTGGCGGGCCAGTTAATCATGAAGGCATATCGGGGTGTGATGCAACTTCTTGCCGGCGGAGCGGCCGGCGCAACAATGGCAGTTGCCGCTTTTTCTGCAGCAATTCGCGAACAGCAGGCTGCCATGTTTGCCTATAGGGGTAAGGGCGCAAGAGAATTTGGCTCAGCCATGAACCAGACAAGAATGGCGATGAGGGCTCTTCAGTCCGACGCCGACCTAAGCACCCTCGGTGTAGAAGCGCTCAATAAAGCCTATGCGAGCATGTCAAAAACAATGTCTTCTCGCGCAATAGCCGGCAGCACTGGCGCAATAAAAGCTTTGATGGATTTTGGTTCAGCTGGACAAGACCCGGCGAAAGGGCTGGAGCAAGTTGGTGCCGTTTTAGCAGCGCTCGGAGATAAGAAGAAAAATGTTTCACAGGTAATTGCAGAAGCAAAGAAGCTCGGTCCAGAGATGGAGAAGGCGCTTAAGGGCGCAAAAATCAGGACAAAAAAAGATTTTGAGGACCTACTCATGTCTGGCGGCCTGGCAAAACGCGGTGGTGTTACTGGTCAGTTTGATGCGGTAAATACAACGTTGATGAGCACGCTCAAGGGTTACTTTAGTCGTCTTCGGACTCTTTTTGCTGATTTTGGCGACCAATTCCTCGAGCCATTAAAGGTTGCCTTCGGCGATATTTTTGAAATTATTCGTCGCGATTTAACAAGGATTATGGGAACCATTCAGTCAACCATCGGATATCAAGGGTATATCGATGGATTTGTTGGGATGATTGATAAGGCATCCAACTGGATGGTCAAAATGATACGCGAGTATCTGCCTAACGCTATGGGCATGTTTGAACGCATGGGTGACTGGTTTGACAAATTCAGGCGGGGATGGAACTTAGTACTTGACCGACTAAGGCCGTTAATAGACGGCGCAAGAGTTCTTTATAAAGCATGGGACCCAATTTGGGAAGCCATCAAACGTGCGTCCGACAACCTTTTCCAATTCAAGGATTTGTTAGTCGAGAACAAAGACAGCATGGCCGAGTTTGGACACACTGTTGGTCGATTCATAGACATTTTGGCAAGATATTTTCGCGGTCTTCAACAAATGTTTAAGAACATGGGGCCATTTATTAGCGACACACTAAAAGGCCTTGCTGGAATATTTAGTTATGTCACCAAATTGATAACATCATCAGCCGGTAGCGGTTTGCTTGGAGCGCTTGGTCCGCTACTGGGTGGGTCAATCATGGGCAAACGGATGGCCTCTATTAAGGGACGAGTCCTGCCAGGTGTGGGTGCATTTAATCCGCAAAAAATGATAGTTACCGCTGACCAAGTTTATGTAAATGGCGAGGCTGGTCCAGTAGCTCCGCAAATTTCATCCCCTGCTTCATCCGGTCGTTTGGCTAGTGGTGCTACCGGTGGTGGCGGAACCGGTGCGCTTGATATTGTTGGGAATGTATCGCTCGATGACAAATTGCAAAAACGAGCATACGCCAAGTTTGGTTCACCGGGTTATATGCCGATTGGGGAAATGTATAAAGACCCACGGCAAACAATGTTCTCGTCGGTTCTAGCCGGGTCACGAAAAGCAGTTGAGCGCTCCACTTTCTATCAGCGTCAGAACAGAAGGTTCAATGATAGGTACGGCGCTGGTAGGGGTATAACATTCGCCGCTACTGATTTATTTACTAGCCGTGGAACAAGAACCGGATTTAATGCGATGACCAGAATGTCACGCGGAGATTTAGCAGAATATGCTGTTGGTATAGGAATTCCAGTTGATTCTGGAATGACCAGGTCACAGCTAATAAAGGCAATCCAGGCAACGCCACCAGCAGGTGGCGCACCTCTTCCTGGCCTATATGGTCGCGGAAGGATGCCATACGACCACCCGCTTTCACGCGACCGTGTATCACTTACTGAAGGTTTCCGTAATACTCGAATCAATATTGGTACGCGCATTGGCTCAGGGATGGACAGGTTGCAGCGTGGCGTCAGGCGCGGGATTGGGGGCATTCGCGGGTTTGCTGGATATGCAAATTCCGGAGCATTCAACTACGAAACTGGGGATTACTACGATATTGAGGGTTCTTACGACCCGGCGACAGGCAGGGGTTCTGGTGTAGCTGGTTTACGCGCACGTCGTGACGCAATAAAGAGAGAGCGCGGTTTTATTGGAGGAATGAAAGCCGACATTGACTTTATGCGAGACCGCAATAGACTTTTCCGCCAGTACAGCAAATTTGGTCGCGCATATAACGTTGGTTTTGCGCAAAGTGGCATGGCTAAATTTGGTGTCTCCGCTGGTCTGGGTCTCCTTTCTCAGGCAAACTTTGTGCCGGAAGAAAGTCGTGGGGCGATAGCGCTGGGCGGAATGATGGGGCAAAGCGACCCGCGTCTTGGCCTTGGAATTGCCGGCCTTGGTACAGCTGCTACCTCAAGAGGCACCCGTTCCGCCGTTCTTGGTGGTGCAATAGGTGGTGCGTCTATGGGTGCCATGGTTGGGCCATATGGAGCGATGGCTGGACTTGTAATTGGCGGAATATTTGGGGCGATAATGTCCTCCATAAATAGAGGAAAAGAAATTGCAAAACAAGCAAGAAAAGCAGCGCAGGAAAGTATTGGCTCAATATACACAGGCCTTGCTACGGCGGCGGCTGGACAATTTGCAGAAAATCAGACCATACTGCAGTCGGGTGGGGCGCTAAGGGCCAATACGCCAGGTGCTTTCCAGAATATATTTAGAGATGCAAAATTCAATCTCCAACGCCTACAAAATTTTGCACTGGGGATTAAACAGAGTGTTCTTCCATCACTTCAAGAAGATAAATTGAAAAAATATGATGAATATATTGCAAAGGGTTTAACGCCCTACGAAGCTTCTGTGCGTGCGTCATACTCAAAAGAAAAGGCCGATGAGTTAATTAAAGAAAATCGAGGTGCGAGTGCCAAAACTGGTGGGTATGGCGGAATGGTTACCGAACCTCTTCCAGGTTTTGGCTCTAATCAAAAGCTATTAGCTGGCGAGGCTGCAGCACAAGCCCTTACCCGTATCTATGAAAATCAATCAAGCTTTGGTCTGACCATAACCAAAGAGCAGCTTAACAAAATGATTGGTGGCCCAGACTTTAAACATGCCTCAGCGAGCCTTGAAACCCTTACCGGACAGGGCGGGACAATTGAGCTATTAGGCAAATATAATGACGTCGTCACGAATAGACTCGCCGACCTGACTGAAGCGACCGGGAAAACGGTGCCAGAACTTGAAGTATTGGCTCGCGAGCTTGGCGTAAACCTATATGACGCTACAATAAAATATGACACCCTACTTGGTAAATTTACAAAAAATGTCTTAAAAACAGCGGCCGGTTTCAATGCTGCAACATCAGACAGATTCCTAGCCGGCAAAAACCCATTTACGCAAAGACGTGAAGCAAAAGATGCGCAGCTAGCGCTAGACCAGGAGATGACCGCGCTTGGTTCAGAGCTGTCAAAAACAAAGTCAAAGGGTGGCCGTCAAAAAGTCATAAATAAGCGGATGGAGAATTACTTTAATCTTGCGCTGACGGCTGCCGGTGGAGATGCAACACAGGCATATCTTGCAACATTTGAAGCTTTTGGGATGGGCCAGGATGCTGGTGCATTTGGAAAAGGACAAATTTTTGAAGGGTTTGGTGCGGACTTTGCCGCAAACGAGGGGATGCAGGAATCTCTTGCCGGACTAAAGAGTGGATTTGCAAAAGATTACTCAACGCAGCTACAGGCAATTCTCGCCGGTGCTGGATATCGAATGAATGCTCCCGACATAGAACGTCAGATTCTCGGAATGGACTTCGCAACGCTAGAGAATTTTATGAAACAAGTTTCCAACTTTGGCAAACCTGAACAACAATTTGGAGCAGGCGGGCGAGTTACTCCGCAAAGTATATTTAATTTACTAACTGGTAAAACATCTGGACAAATTGAAGATATGTTGGCATCTACCGGAATAGCCGGAGAACAGCGTTCAATCCCCGACAACCTAGACACAATCGCCGACCTAGACCAAAAATCTCTTGAAAAACTTGGATTGATTGAGAGTGGCATTACAGAGCTCGTTAATTCATTCATGATGAACCCACTTAGCGATGCGCCGGCATGGTGGCAAGCCGGTCTTGCGTGGGATGATACCAACAAAAAACTTGTGCCACCTAATCAAATTAGTACCGGCGATACCCGTACTCCACGTTCTGGCTCAATCGGGGACACGGCAACTAGCAAGTTGTCTCAAACAATGGCAAGGCATTCTGCTATTGATTCCCAACTTACCGGTAAGCGAACAATCACATCAGCACTACGTAATTACAACCTGGGCTCACCAAGTTCAGACCACGTCACTGGAGGGGCAATAGACCTTGTTGGCCAAAATCTCGGGAGGTACGCAACGCTTGCAAGAGCAAACGGTGGTTTTGCTGAATTCCATGGTTCAGCTGGCTCTAGGCACTTACATGTTGTCCCTGGTGCTGGAATCGGCGATACAACATCCATAAGAAACCTGGGGAATATGGGGACATCCACGAGTTCTGGTGTTGTAAATTATTATACTTTTGAAATCAATGGCGGGAATCAGTCGCCAGAACAAATAGCCAATGCTGTCATGGCCAAAATAAGCGCTAAACAACAGTCGATGCAGGAAAGAAGTTAAAAATGCCAGCAACACCTGGAAAAATTTATTATCTTCCAACCGGTGCGCGTACATCAAGCGAGGCCGAGGTGTCAAGATTTGCAAATCTGCCAATTTACAAAAAATATAAAGCGCAGAATTTTGAGGGTCAGACCACATTTGTCAAAGTAGACGACACAATGTACTGGGTCCCAAGTGGGGCAACAACGACAACCGTTCCAACAAACGAAGCCACAAGACAGTATGCGCTTACATTTCAAAAACAATGTGTTGGTTATGAAGTTTACACATCGGGCCTAGAACTTACATATACGGAAAAAGATTTAATCAGGTGCGCAGATAGACAACAAAAAGATGCAGAGAAGGCCAAACGCAATGCAATTGGAATATACGCTAAAGCTGGAGATAGATATAGCTCCGGAGCTGGAACAATTAATTACCTAGCGACATCTTATGAATTTGATTGGTCAAGGTATTGCACAATACTTGGCAAACCTGAAGTGGCAAAAAACCCGCCGTGGGCAAAACAAAAGTCAGGTTCCGGATTAGACCCATCAAAAGTGCGTATTTGGATAACACCAGCGGATGAAGCAAAAATGACCGCTGATGGTGGATTAACAGCAGATATGACACCATATTTTTACGCAGAGGCCGTAGCAAATTTTTTCCCGATTGCACAGTGGTCAAAACTTTCTGTTGGAATTGTAAAAAATCAAAACAATACTAATCCTGCAGGAATAACAAAAGATGGCTCAAGCTCGCCATCCTCCGGAAAATCTAAATTTACAACATTCAATGGAGACAAGGATGACATTCCGTTAGAAACTCTAGTTGATGGGCAGATTGAAGAAATGGTCGGATATGGCTCTTCTAGACAGGCGGCTATATCGACAGTAATAGGTATGAATGAAAGAGCCATTTACAACCTAACCGCCGTTGAAACACAAAATCAATTCGATTCAGGCACGTTTATGCAGAGTGGCGAACTGGATGAATTCGGTCAGCCTAAAAATATAATTGCTAAAGATGGTTTACCATCCCTAAAAGCGGGAGAATTTACTCCAAGCGAAATTTCAATTCAGGTTAGATTTAGCAACTCTGGTCAAGCCTATACCGGAGCACAGGCAGCTCCGGACGTGCCAATAATGATTCAGACATATCCGTATTACGATAAAAATGTTGACTCGTTTGAGTTCGTTGCTGATAAATTTTATTTTCACTACAAACCGAATAATGTTACATATTCAAACATTGGCGCTGAATGGGCTGACATAAACCGCGTCAATAATACGCCAATCATTGATTTTAAAAATTTTAGATTGATGAAAATAAGTTTCGAGTTTATAGTTGCAGAAAAATTAGATGGAGTGTCGAGCCTTTATGCATCATGCGAAGCTCAATTAAAGATGCTTCGACAGATGGCTATTCGTCCAGAATATGTTCAATTTACAAATCTCGATACACTGTTTAGCGAACAGCTGTCATATCCAGACTTTTTGTCGAGCGGCGAAGCAACATATTTTGCAATTGTTGATATGTCAATAACGTCAGTCCAGAGGTCTAGGGCCGGCATTGACAATGTCACACTCGGTGCACCAGCCGGGTCCATTAACAGGGCTACTGTAAATATGACGGTGCAGGAAGTGCATAACACTGGTCCGGCGCCAATATTCTTACCACGGATAACCCAGCCACCCCAAACCCCACCGGTAAAGACGCCGAATGAGGACCAGCTATGTAAAGCTCGATTTACATGGATAAACCCCGCTAGATGGGTACAAAAAGCTGTTCCGCACAGCTGTGATTGAGGCGCAACATGGCTGAAGTTGATTTTCGTCAATACGGACCAATCGCACAGAGGGCTCCATTTGCGCGCAAAATATCAATTGCAAATCTCCCTACAATTGGTTCGTCGAACTATGACATAACTGAATTTATAACCCAGGCATCTGTTAGCTACTCAATAGATATGGCCGCCGAGCTTTCATTTGACATAATTGATAGAGACTTATTGTTTGCCAAAAATAATTATTTTGTAATTGGGCGTGACGTCATTTACGAAACGCAAGCCGTAGGCCGTATTGATTCTGGAGATGGAACTGTTCAATTCGTAAAACAACTATTTGAGATTTCCAAAGTTAGCGTATCGCAGGGCCCTGGAGGAAGCCCAACATTTTCAGTTCAATGTTATACAAAGGCTATTCAGCAAATGAAACGAGACAGACAGCCCGGTTCTGTTTCTGGAAATGGCACAGCCTTCATCAAGGCTGCTGCAGCAAAATACGGGTTAAGATTTTTTGGTGAAAATACAGCGAAAGCAAAACAAATAACAAAATCTTCTGGCTCAAAACAGGCTCAGTCACTGTGGGACGTGATGCAAAATCTTGCATCAGATGCGAAGTTTGTATTATTTGAAGTTGATGGCGTGTTGGTTTTTGCTTCTGAAAAATGGCTGATGCACAAATGGGGGACGAATTCAGTTGTTGACACAAAGACAACAGTGAATTCAAAGACCAAAAAAAAGACAACCACTAGAAAAAATCTAAGATACGTAAATCTAACATTTTCTGGAATAAGAAGCAGGGCGGCCGTTGGCGGCAATCCGCTTGCACCGTTGATTAATCCAGATGAATTTGGGCGTGCGTTTGAGTTAACAGAGTATCCAAATATAACAAAGTCTGATAATGACCCATATGCGGGCAATGGGTCATGCACTGTGTTGAGGGTAAATGGTACACAGTTAAGGCCTGGCATGACGGCCTATGTCGGCGGTATACCCAATATGAGTGATTATTATTTAATCACTGGGGTAACTTTTAACGAATTAACCGGCGACCCGGTGAGCATTGAATTTCGTTCTCCAGAAAAAAATTTAGAAAAAGAAAAAATAAAAGACTTACCAATCGGTTCAACATATGAACAAACCTATATAACAGATACACAACTAATAACACCACGACCGCCGGTGACGTCAAAAACAATATCTACTGTTTTGTTTGACAAAGATACAGGGCTAGACAGAAGACTAATTCCCCTGCCAACTGCCGAATTTCCATATAGATATCCGACAATGCCGTTTGCAAACCTAACACAACAGTTTCCTCGCCAAAAATCTCAAATTATTGCAGCTGTTAAGCCAGCCAAAGACAGCACACTAGAAAACGAAACAGTTGTTGTAACAGGCAACATAAATCTATATGAGCGCCCGGTCCTTGCTCAACGACTTGGCTCTTCTAAGATTATTACGTTTAATACCCTTGGGGTGGTAACCGTCACTGTGGAGAGCGGTTCAGAGTGGTTAACAATAATTTTACCTACAATCTGGACGGAAGGTGCAAATGCTGTTCAAAAAACAGCTACGGAAGTCATCAACCTTTTTGAAGATTCGACTGGGTATGAAGGGTTAAATCCTGGAAAACATTTAGGTGTTGTTCGTGGAACTACCCGTACAAACTCAATAATAAATGCGCGCGATTACACGTTTTTACTAGACCTGCAACAACGGCATATCTTAATGAAACGTTTAACAAAAGCTGAACTAGCAGACCCTGAGCTAAATCTTGGCGGTGCTGAAGACAGCCAGTGGTATGGGGGTACTGAAGTATGAGTAATTTTCGTCCGGACATTATCGCCAGAAATAAAGCATCAAAACATCCGCTTAAACATGGAAGGTTTTATACCGCAAAAGTAACACACGTTACAACAGCAGGATTAATAACTATTTACATCCAGGAACTGCAATCACACTTTGGGCCTCTTGTTCAATTAAACCTAACGAACTCGAACACTGCATCTGTTGGCGATTTTGTTAAATGTGCCTTTGCCGATGAATTCTTTAGGGAGGTTATTGTCTTTGGTTTTACGCAAAAACGTGACGAAATCTACGCCCTACAAGCCGATTTAACCGCAGAATTAAATATAATTAAAGAACGACTTGATGCACTGGAGCTTGGAAAATGGACATGATGGAATTTCCAATAAAGTTTGGGCCAACTGGATTAAAAAAACTGACCGAAGGAACACACGAATACTATTCCCAACTGTTGTCAATAGTAATGCGGACAGAACCATCAACTCACCCCTTTTATCCAACGTTTGGCGCAAGCGACCCAGCGTTTACGACGGTCGACAGGGGGTTGTTTGTTCTTAACGCAGCTCGCTATGTTCCGGAAGTTTTAATCAAAAATGTATCAATTGCCGACAATGCCGGTGGTACCGGAAGAACAGACGTATCGGTTACATTTGAAATACGCAGAAATTAGGAGCATAAGGTGCCAGCAGATTTTTCACAATACATTGACTTACGAATTTTCGACAAAAATCCCGGTGATATATACAGGGATTCTCTTGCTGTAGCCAGACTTACGCTGCCGGATTTTAACTTTCGCGTTGGTACACCAGAGGACGCCATGTTTCAGGCAGCGGCATATATTAGCTCGCTTAGCATCGCAACAATAAACCGCATACCGTCTCGCCTAATGGCTGGTCTTGTTTCCATTCTTGGATACACGAGGAATCAGGGTACGCCAGCCGAGGTCGATGTAACCATTACGCTTTCCACGTATGACGGTGGGGTTATTCCGTCTGGCACAGCCTTTGTATATTCTACTACGTTTGCCGGTGAGTTTGCCGAGTATGTGTTTCAAACCACGGAGTCAACGACTGTAGACGCAGTTGATTTAGAGGAAACACTAGATTACCCATCAGCCACTGTCACCGTTGAGTGCATCAATGTCGGATATGTTCCCCCAATTATTGCCGGCGAGACAATGTCTGTTATAACTTCAGGTACGGATATTGCATATGTTGTTGTTTCTACCCCTGCCAATTTTGTTAATGGTACGGAACCAGACGGTGACGGAGATTATCTTTCTGGAGCGACAGCATATTTGCAATCATTAAGCTCCTGTTTAACAACACCAAATCAGGTCGACTCATTTTTGTTAACAACATATCCGAATATTGTTGGTAGGTCTAAAACATACGACCTAACAAATGGCGATGACCTGGATGGCGATATTACAACAAAACGTACTACTGGATGCATTTACACTTATCTTGATTCCGATATTGCGACAATCACAACAGAATCTCCACACCTTTATATAGTTGGAGATGTAATCTCATTTGAAACATTCAATGCTTCTGTTAGCGCAACATTCGATGGCGAACATCAAATTACAGCCACAACTGATACAACATTTAGTTTCTTAAAAACGGCATCCAACTCTGCGAGTACGAATGTTTCCGCCTCAGCCTATGCTGGTGAGGACATTGGTGGTTACACTACGATTTTTGCATACGGAATAAACAGATTTTTGACAGGGTCGGAAAAAACTGAACTCCTATCAGAGGTGGCATCGCGCGTGCAGGCCGGCATACAGTGCACAATCGTAGACCCAACACTCGTTACGCTAGAAATATCGGGTAGCGTAAGCGTGTCTGACATATATAGCCTTGAGGCAGTTCAGAATGCAATTGAGTCAGCCCTGATTTCATATTTGAACCCATCTTCTTTCTCTCTTAATGAAGACAGAATTAGATACAATACATTGTTATCCCTGATTAATTCAATAGACGGCGTCGCATACGTAACATCACTATCCCTGACACCGACTGGTTCGGATTGGCTGCCACAGCATGGCAATGATTTGTTATTCCTGAATAAGGGCACTTTGCCAATTCTGTCTGTAGATGACATTGATATTGAATACACAGTTGTGAGTGTATAGAAATGGCGACTACAGCTAACATACTGACTTCCGATTCCGCATTGCTTAGAATTGCGGAAAACGGAACTGTAAAACTTGTAGACACATACGACATTGAGTGGCAAGCCCTTAATGCAGAACTCGCCATTGCAACAAATCCATTTGTTGTTGACTCTTGTTATTCATTACAAGTATTTCCAAACGATTCCCTGCCAGTAACCATATATCTAGACCAAATTGCAAGTGCCGCAGTTGTTCCCCTATATGCATCAGACAGAGGAAGAACCCTGTCATTTAATGCGCGACTTTATGCTAATTCAACAGTCACTGTATCCACACATCTGTACATAGATGGCGATTCCAACGAATACACGCCCCATGAGCAAACATTTGCCGGCGGTGTATTTACGGCAATACATTCAAATAGGGCGGTTGTTCCGGACACTACAGACCCACATTCAGCGCAGATTTATATTGAAGTTTCAAATCACAATGGTCCATTTTTCATAACACTGCCCCACCTGATACATGACCTTGCTTTTTATCAAAACTTTTATGTAATGACATCGCGGGAATTCATGCCGGATTTTTATTTTGAGGTTGATGCCGCCCAGGAGTATCCAACATTCCCATACCACAAATTCATGGACGCTTTATTTTCTACGGCTGATGACGTATATGGTGAATATAGAAATATTTTTGAATATGAAAATAGCGAATTAGTTAACCAGAGTGACCAGGGCGAGTTCTGGGTAAGTAGCTCCCTCGTCGACCCTGGGTGGGTAAATCCGCAATACGCATCGTGGCTTGCTCAATTTACTGGACAGAGAGAATTAATAACCAACTTTTTCCTAAATGATGGAACCCAGTATTTTCAAAATTTTCAACAGGAGCAGAACTTCATTACATGGCAGATATCTAATGGTTATTACGGCCATGCTGCCGGAAGCAGAAGGGCAATTGCGGAAGCCGTCAGGCAGGTTTTGATTAGAACAAAAGACGATGAAGTATCAACACTTGCCGTATCGGTGGCACCAAATTACCTCAATGACCCATTCGCTATAAAAATTACTACATTAACAAACGAGACAATCGATGCAGATGCCGGTGAAGAAAGTGCAGTCGTGCTTGCAAGTGCAACACTTGCAAAACCGCTCGGTTACCGCCTGATTCATGAAACCGTTGACGAGTTCTTCTTCACCTTTGACGACCCCGTTCTTGGTATTTTGGACGAGTTTAAGCTTGGATAAAGGTGTTAAAATTATGTTGATTAATAGGAGATTTTGATGTCTGGTGCAGGAATAAAGTTATTTGTGTCCGGTGAGGTTGCCTATGCCTCTGAGGTGAATCAATACCTCATGGACCAAAGCATCGCACGCTTTGCCAATATTGCTGCCAGGACGGCAGCATATGGCGACGGCGTACCGATTGGTAGTGGCGGAAGCGGAAAGCCGGCGCTTGCAGAAGGAATGTTTTGTTATCTACTAGACAACTCTCTTGCGTCGGATGGCAGCGGTTTCGGTGAGGTTCAGTTCTACGACGGCTCACAGTGGGTCGCGGCTTCTAACTTTTCCGTTGAGGACGGAACCATTACAACGGTAAAACTTGCCGATGATGCTGTAACTGGGGATAAAATAGCCGATAACTCCATAACGTCTGCGCACATAGCAGCCGGCACTGTGATTGCATCCGACATATCGGACAACACAATAACCGAGGCCAAGTTAACAACATCAGTTGCAGGTAGCGGGCTAACGGGCGGCAACGGAACAGCTCTTGCCGTCAACGTCGATAGCTCTACAATTGAAATTTCATCAGATACGCTACGCATTGCATCCGGCGCTGCCGGAAGTGGTTTGTCTGGTGGTGGCGGAAGTGCGCTTGCTGTAAGTGTTGACGATTCAACCATAGAAATAAATAGTGATTCTTTGAGGGTTAAGGACGCGGGAATCACAAGCGCAAAACTGGCTGCAAATATATCTTTATCTGGAACAACAGAACTCGAAGAAATCATCGAGGCTGTTGTCATTAATGCCACAGCATTGACAGGAACTGTAAACATTGATGCAAAGAGTGGCGCTGTCCACTATTTCACGTCGAACTCTTCTGCAAACTGGATATGGAACCTTCGTGGAGATGGCTCAACAACATTAAACTCGATGATGGACGTCGGACAATCGGCAACTTTTGCGCTTTTTGCAACCAACGGCGGTACGGCTTATAAGCCAACCTCGCTGACTATTGATACAACTGGAACTGTTTCAGTTAAATGGTTTGGCGGAAACTCGTACCCCTCTGGGAACTCGAGCTCTGTTGACGTATATACGATTACTGTCATAAAAACCGCGGCAAATACGTATACGGCATTTGCTAGCCAATCAAAGTTTGCATAATGCCTTTCCTTGGAGCGAGGGCTCAGGCCTCTAGGGGCTATTTCGGAGGGGGGACAACCCCTGACGCACCAACGCTCGGAACCCTGGCGACGTCAATCAACTCGCCGAATACAGTTTCTACGCCATCGATGAGTCAGGATGCCAATAGCGCCTCCTTTTCATGGAGTTCACCGGGTGCTGGCGGTGTGGCAATTTCAATACCATTTACAGCCCCTGCATTTAATGGTGGCTTATCAATTACTGATTATGAATATTCTACCGACAATGGCTCAACGTGGAAATCTTCGGGGACAACCTCATCGCCGGTATCCATCACAACGGTTAGCTCTTCATCATCAAATCTTAGTGCCGCAACTCTATACAATATTAAATTGCGTGCAGTTAATGCGCTCGGGTCTGGAACCGGTTCTAGTGGTTCTGGGATTACGACACCGACGGCGGTAACCTCATACACAATACGGGTCTATAACAACAGGGGTACAGAGACCCTCGTAGAGACAATAACCGGGAATACAACCGGGTCTTACTCCAGAAGCCACTATTACAGCGCTTCCGACTGGAGTGTAACTGTCGCAGCGGTAAACAGTAATGGCAGTGGTTCCTTCTCCGCAGAATCGAGCGCGGCTACGGGGTGGACACTTGCGTCATGCACAAACTACGACGCTAGTGGTTGCGACAGTTGTGGTACAAAATCGACTGTCTGTAGCAAGTGGACACGTTCTGGCAGCGCCGACGGTCCATGTGATGTCTCGTGTGGGGCGCAAAGTGGCTGTTCGGGGTCATGGTCAAATTGGTTTGACTATGGATGTGTTCCGGTTTCTGGTGGAACACATCCTTATGTTGAAGGCACAATTTATGGATTGTTATACAGTACAAGTTCTGACTGCACAGGCTACGTAACCGGTCCTTGTAATAGTTGTTGTGAACTTCTTGGTCCTGTTAATGTACAGTATTGTTCTGTTACTGGCGGCTACCGTGTTACTGGCGGCGACCAGTGTGTTGTCCTATAGTTTTGAAAGGTGATACAAATGAGTCATTTTATATTTGTTGTTGATGGAGAGGCTGCATGGGAAATGCCGGTTCCAATAGTTCGCGACGAGGAGGGAAATCTTCTTCCTGCTATAGAAAGACTTATAGCAATTCTTAGTAGCGACCCTAAAATTGTTGTATCTGATGAACCGGTAGAGCAGGGCTCACACTGGACTGGCACTAGTTTTGTACCTGCTGTAGAATAACTCCATGACATCTTCGCCCTGGCAAGAATGGAAAAAACGGAATGCCGAACGTCAGTCGACGGGCAAGGTATCGCCGGCCGCGTTCATCAATCCAGATACTGAATATGCCGACGAGGCGACGGCAAAAGAACGCATGGATATGTGTCTCGAATGCGAGTACCTAATTGACCTCACAAAACAGTGCCGTAAGTGCGGTTGTTTTATGAATCTAAAGACGAAGCTCGCCTATGCCGAATGCCCAATTGGAAAATGGGTCGCGGTAGATGTTAATTAAGCATTTTTAATCTTTGTTGATTGCTGAATCAACTATTTTTGCGGCTTTTCTGTATGCAAGGCCAGTGCTGCCGGCAGGAGAAATTCCGCCAGTTAAATACATTCCAGATGATGCATATTTATAAAACTTTTCATCTATGCATTCAATGTTTTTAATATCGTTTTTCCTTTGAATTGGAATTATGTGGGCCAATGGGGTCCCCTGTTGTATTAAAAATTCAACATCTGTTTTTACGTTTAAAACTATGTTTACGATTTGGTAATAGTCCGTATTGACAACTGCTGGCAAGACTGAATAATCACTGTTTTCTTCGTAATAAATTGGAAGCACAAGTATTGACCAGCCTGGCGCAGTCTGGATTCTCCATGGGGTTATCAATTTTGGATAAGCCATTTTTTCAATTTTCCTGGCGTGTGTCATTGGGCAGCTACCTGTTTGATGAAAAGGAAAACCGCTGACCATCTGCATCTGAAAGTCTGTTGGCATTGGATTTAGCGAGCCAGTCTCGCAGTCCCATGAACCGCTCTCTATATTTGGGGTAAACTTAAAACTTGTCCACGCTGGGATTGTTGCTCCAATTTCCAAAAAATCAGAAATTCCTGAACATGACCTAACTGAAAAATTCCCCTTATGTATGCTTCTAAACCATCTGGGTAGGGATTTTTTAGAATTAACAAACGGGACATCGTTGTAAAAGCGGTTGTCTATTGTTGTAATTCTTAAATTTCCAGGTTTTACTTTTTTAATTTTATTCAGATTAAAATTTTTAATCTTCACCGACTGTCTCCATTAACGCTTCTTTGTGGTCAACCAACTCTTTTGAATATCTACTCGACCGAATATTGTCTGACTTTTTTTCTATGAAACTTCTTATGGCCATTCTGTCCATTACGAGAGAGCTAGGCTCCGTAGCAATTAAATTTTGACCCTGGGCAACATGGACAAAGTGGCGGGTTAAGAACATAATTGAGCCGTTGTTTGCTATATCTGAATGCGCAGGAGGTCTTTCACTCCATGCGTCTAGCAAGTTTTGCAAAGAATCCGGTATCGGCATTGAGTTTGCATCTTTCCAGAATTCAGTGTCTTTTCTATCAGAAATATAATGGAGTCGTATCATGTCCCTAATATTAAGCATGACTGCTTCCATTTTTTTGTTATAGTCTGATACAAGTTTTTCACAACCGGGAATGTACGACGCAGAGTATTGAGCAATATTCATTGCCTGGATTATTGTGCTTCCTATGCTGGTTGCCTCCAGTGGTTCAACAAACGAGGAAGCAAGACCGACGCTAACGCAGTTTTTTTGCCATTGCTCCCTGTAATAACCGGGGTCAAATTTAAATTGACGTATCTGTGGAACAGCGAAGCCGGACATCGACTGCGCCTCTAGCAATGCAGCGTCCCCACTTATGTGTGAGGATGAGTAAACATAACCGTTTCCGCGTCTATTTTGTGTGGGAATTTCCCACATCCACCCACTTCCAGCAGCCCGCGCTCTGGTATATGGTTTTATTGTTCCACTTTTATCGTGTTCAGTCGGGAATGCAATAGCTGAATCAACAAGTAAATAATTTGAGAAAGACTGCCAGCTCTTGTTATTAAGCCTATTCATCAATTCCCGTTTAAACCCAGTTGCATCAATCCAAATATCAGCCTCAACACGCAAGCCTGATACAAGCTCGGCAGACTCTATACATCCGCTGGTGGTCAAATTTATGTTTTTTATTTCATCATCGTAGAATTGAATCATCCTGCTGAAACAAATACCAGTTAGAAAGTCATTCAGCATAAATGTATCAAAATGATATTGGTTTGTGTTTCCATGCAAGCCATCTCTGACTATCTTGTTTTTTATTAAACCAACGGAGCCAGTTTGGCTTGTTATGGATTTGTCCTGTTCTATGAAACTGAGATACTCTCCAATAATTCCCCATGTATTAATCTCTTCGACTCCGGAAATGCTGTGAAAATAATCGGGCCTTTTGTTGGTCCAATTTTCGAAACGAATTCCGTATTTATGTGTTGCTCCGGTATTTTTAATCAAATCCTCGATACCTATATTGCATTTGTCCATAAACATTCGCCAATGCTCGGTACTTCCTTCTCCGACTCCGACAATTCCAATTTTACTGGACGATATATTTTTGATTGAGGAGTACGGGAATGCCTGTCTTAAAACAATTGAAGTTATTAGACCGGCAGTACCGGAACCAACAATACAAAAAGAAAGCTGTTTATTGTTGAGCATCAAAGAACCTCGCGGCCAATACTGCTTTTTCCGTTATATTCATATCTACGGGATGAATTGGTCCACGACCATTTGGTTCATCTTTATAACGTTGTCTGAACACTTCTCTATATATGTCTTCAACTGTTATCTGTTCCACGCTGATAGTGCCCGGCATCACTTTTGAAACGAATTCAATTATATAATTTTGCTGTCTTTGTTTTTCAGTAGTTTTGATTTCTGAACTAAATTGCGGGTGAAGTGGGTGTTTGGTTTCCAATGTTGAAAGCGTTCTATAGACCACCTGTTTTGCAAACAGCGCTTTGATGCTCTCTGGCAGAATTCCTGTCTCGGAAAAACCGTGACGCGGGTTGCCATAACCGAGCATAAATCTTTCTACCGGCATTCTCACTTCAGTCTGTTTTAGCTCATCAATCATTTCCTGGGTTATTTTTAATTGCTCAACAAAGTTCAAAGCATCAATAGCGATTTGGTCATTGGATAAACCGGCCACCCGCAGGTCACGCCATTCAATAACCTGGCGGAGACACCCAGACAAAGTTTTGGCAGATAGGGTAACTATTGGCCAATTTCTCCACGTCATTCCTATTCCACGAAAATTAATATTTGTGATGTGTGCTATGCCGGATACGTTTACTACTGGCCTAAAAAGAGCAGCGTTGTAATTTTTTATGACCTCTAGGTCCATTGAAGTTGGTTTTATTCCATCTTGAGGAAAATAACCCACGGCTGGACCAAACATATTGCTATCGCACCTGCGAGATACGTCAACAACTCTGTGATTAAGCGTTGCGCGCATATCTTGTGATTTCATAAAGGAAAGAAAGGAATGTGGCTCTGTTTCTCTGTTTTCCCAGATATCAAAACTATCCTCATAATTGACCCATTGCATCGGCTCCTCTTCTCCGCTAGAGCCAATTATTTTCATTGACCATGGGGTGTAGCCAAACTCTGGAAGTTTATTAAATTTAATTAGTGTTCCCTGTGTGTGGCTGTACGCCTCAAAATCTAAATACTCAAATTCACCATCAGGGGCCAGGGCTGTAATGGTTATTTCTGCAGAATGGTACCCTACAAAACCAAAATAGTTTTGTTCTTCAATATTCAGCTGGCTTATATTTTTTACTTGAACCATGTCACTAAACTGCACTTTGTTCCGGATGTTACGGGGTGGGCTATGTGTAGGTATGGAAAATTGGCCGGAAACACGACCGCACTACCGGCAACTGCCTCAACTGTCACACCAAAAAATGGGAACTCAAGCTGCCCACCACCGTCTGGCGTTTCCATGAAAGCGACGATGCTAAAGATTCTCTCATTGTGCGGAGCATGGTCGTAGTGTGCATGATACTCACCGCCTCCGTGATATTTAAGCAATCTCCATCCCTCGTACCTGGATGACTGAACCATGAATTCTTTTTTGTAATCTTCAACTACATCAGCAAGAAGAGTTTTTGATATTGGCTTGAATTTTTTTGCCATAGATGTGTCCATGTGCTCCAGGTGCGATATGTCAACTTCGGCAGATGTCCTATGGTTTCCAACCACACCGATACCTGTTGATGATGGCACCCACTGAACTTCTGACCATTCGTTATCTAAATCTTGGTTAACCTCGTGCATAAATTCAAAAGGTTCAAAAACTTCGCTATACAAATTTATACACGTAGCAAGTTCTTCAACTTTCACGATTTTCCTCTATTTCCGCAATCATAGATTGCTCATTTTGGGCAACTAAAAATATTTGTTTTTTTCCCCCGCAATGCAGTCTAATCCTGAATTTTGCAGCATGACGCTCCTGCACTTTAGGTTCGTATTCTTGTCCGTCAATTAACAGTTTGACACCAGTGGTCATATCTAAAAATTCATCAACTATATCTAGGTCCCAAATTTTTCCGATTGAATATACGGGAGAGTACGACACTTGCCTTATCGATGGTTCATTTGCAACATGAACAACATCGCAATCATCAATTGTTTTAATTTCTATAGATAGGATGCCGGCTAACCTAATAGCCTCACTTGGAATTTTTCCATCTATACACATCGCCGATGGAACGGCGATATATCTATTCATTGGTTAGTGCAGCTCTTTTTTCTTCAAGTGTGGCAATTAGGTCAATATAGTGCTTAACCCTACCTCTTGGTTCTCCGCCCATATCTATCGGTTCAGACCACTCGTCGTGGTTAAAAGAGTCCGGGTCAATACCTATCTGTATTAATAGACCATAAAGATGGACTTTTGCAGTAGACAGCTCAATGTCTACTATTCTTCTTTTTTCACTATTGTCGATATTGTCAAAAATTCCCATAATTTTCTCCTAAGAATTCAATATTATATATGTTGAGCCATCTGATGCTGAAAACGTATCAGAGTCAGCAGTTGTTCCAGACCGTACGTCATAGTTTAGATTTGCCGGAGTTGTCTCTGTAATTATGATTATGGCCCCTCCGCCACCAGCTCCACCCCTTTTCCCTGTTCCACCCGTTACAGCGGGAGAGCCAGTTCCGCCAGCCCCACCCGCTCCGCCGGCCCCACCTGCTCCGCCGGGATAATGTGGACCCGGCGTGCAGCACGGGGCGTGTATTACGGCGGAATGATTGTGGTGGTGAGTGTGGTGCGATGGTGGAACGTATACGTGTTTATGATAAGAACCGGGGTCATGAGCATGGCCACCGCAGCATGTATGCGGTTCATGGATTGTGGCCGAATGATGGTGGTGGTCGGTATAGCCTGGAGCGGCTGCCCCGGTTGCACCAGTTGCACCGGGCGTACCATTTGGTCCGGCCGGAGATGTTGTGCCAGCGGAGCCACTGCTTCCAATCATGCCAAGAGACATAATAGTCCCTGTGCCAGTAATTGTTTTAGCCATAATAGCAACAATGCCACCGCCGGGTGCTCCGTCCCCCCCTACTCCGCCAGTTGCAGCGATAGGTGGATTCGGTGCACTTCCATTTGTTCCAGTGCCACCGGTTGCCCCCGTATATCCACGCCCACCAGCAGCACCAACAGTATGTGCGTTTGGGGGCCATGAACCAGCTGAACCAGCTGAACCAGCTGAACCCGCCGAACCGGATTTATTCGGCCAAGTGTTTGTAAATCCAGCCGGAGCAGGACTTGAATTTGTATATGAAGTTGCTGGCGTTCCAGAAGAACCATATGTTCCACTCACTCCACCATATATTGGGACTGGTGTTATATCTCCATATGATGCATCTAGATATATGCCACTTAGAGATGCGATTCTTTTGACAATATATTCTGGAAGAACAGGTGGACTACTAGGTCTTACAGAGCCACCACCCATTCCACCAGTACGATATGAAATTGTTGCCGATACATGACCAGCAACGGTTCCCCAATTAACTGCTGAATCTGGTGATGATATGGTTCCATTGGTCGAGCCATCTATGTTCCCGGTTACTTTTCCTATCCCAACAACCCCATTTATTGTTGCTGTATTTTTTACAAAAATCCTGAATCCGTTTGTTAAAAGAATATTTCCGAGCGGAACAGTAAGATTGTTATAGTATTTATCCGAGGTAAGTGTCACTGTTCCACTTATGGTTACATCGCCATCAGAGCCAGTTCCGTATACCCAGTCATTTCCTTTTCTTTGTGTTCTTGTTGGCGAACCATACCTATCAACACCAGACATATCACACCAACTGTATGTAATTTACTGTTCCTGCATTTTGACCAGTAACGTCTGTTGATACGGTTGCAGGTAACGCTGCTCCGGTGGAAACTATTATGATTACACCACCACCAGCAGGAGCAGTTGCTGGCGCTTTTATGTATCCAGTGTTTCCAGAAGCAGGGCCAGAAATATAACGAGCAGCGAGAATAACAACCCCTCCCCCAGCTTGCCCCGAGCCGCCAGCGCCACCCCTAAGCCATGTTGGTCCACCGGAAGCGGTTAGTGAATAGCCAGTTATTGCCTGCTGGGGAACTTTGAAATATTCTGTTCCACCCATAGCTGCTGTTGGTGCTGTGGCCGTGTATCCAGTCGCAGAACCGCCGAGTGAATGTGTGACGGCAGTTGCTGCCGCCCCCCCTTGATAAATTGAGCCAGCGGTTGAAAACCCTGTCGTAAAACCTATTGTTGCGTTATTTCCTGCAAATGTCAGTACGTTTTTTACAAATATTCTATAACCGGCTGGGTTTAAACGAACACTTGCATTTATTGTTAGGTCATCAAAATATAAATCTTTTGTCATCGTGTACACACTTGATGATGGCGCCATACCAAGAACGGTCGTAGAGCCGTCTAATGTCGCATCACCATCCATGCCTGTCCCATAAACAGAATCAGGCGCATCAGAAAACGAAGCAAATGCGTTTGCAGCCGGATAACGAGATATTCCACTCATCAGGTCTCCTCGATGCCATTTGCGGTTATTGATACCGTTGTAGCATTGGCTGTAAAAAATAATTTTTCGCCTGCTGTCATTACCAATGAGCAGTTAAATGACACAGTCTCATTCGCGGCTAATGTCAAGTCGGAAATCACCCTGTTGGCTGCGGTTGCCGTAGTTCCAACACCGGCCCTTACAGTTGCAGCGCTTGCAGCTGTATTGCAAAATATAATTTGTTTTACGATTGTTGTGGTGGACGACGGTACAAGGTATCTCCCGGTTGCATCGTCTGTTGCAGAGGTAACAGCTGCAGCTGGGCCGAATAGTCTTTTTTGCGTCAATGCCATTACATGACCTCCATCAAGAGTTTTATTTCTACATTTCTGGACGAGTTATATGCGTCGTATGTGTTAGATGTTACTGCAACTGTTGGCGTAGCGCCTTCGCCCGAGTTATTGCTGAGCGTTATCCCAGTGCCGGCGACAAGTGACTCTACATAACTTCCAACCGTGTCTGTGCCAAGGTTTATTTGGTCGTTTACCCATA